GAACATTGAAAAACTAGAGGCACGTTATCCCAATGGGTTTGATCAATTTCGTTCAGAAAACAGACAAGACGGAGACGTATAATTTATGGACTTTTTTAAAGACATTGCCAAGACAGCAGGCAACGAATATGCTGCACTAGTATCAGATGGCGTTGAAGCGGGGGATGTAGATTCCTTTATTGATACTGGTTCTTACATTTTCAACGCACTACTGTCTGGTAGTATCTATGGCGGACTACCATCAAATAAAATTACTGCTGTTGCTGGTGAATCTGCAACTGGTAAAACATTTTTTGTGATGGGTATGGTTAAGTCATTCCTTGATGCAAACCCAGATGCTGGTGTGTTGTATTTTGAGTCTGAATCTGCAATCACAAAACAGATGGTTATTGATAGGGGTATTGACCCTGCTCGTATGGTTATTCTTCCAGTAACAACTGTGCAAGAATTTAGAACACAAGCAATCAAAGTTCTAGACAAATATATGGAAACACCAGAGGGTGAACGTCAACCTATGATGTTGTGTCTTGACTCACTTGGTATGTTGTCCACTACAAAAGAAGTAGAAGACACTGCTGAAGGTAAAGAGACTCGTGACATGACAAGGGCACAAGTTCTCAAGGCTGCGTTTCGTGTATTGACATTGAAACTTGGTAAAGCAAAAGTTCCAATGATTGTTACTAACCACACTTATGATGTTGTTGGTTCAATGTTCCCTACCAAAGAAATGGGTGGTGGTTCTGGACTCAAGTATGCCGCATCTTCAATCGTATATCTTTCTAAGAAGAAAGAGAAAGATGGAACTGAAGTTGTTGGTAACATCATTCACTGTAAGAATGCAAAGTCTCGTTTGACTATTGAAAACAAGATGGTTGATGTTCGTCTGATGTATGAACGTGGACTTGACCGTTACTATGGTTTGCTTGAACTTGCATTGAAATATGGTATTTTCAAATCAGTATCAACTCGTATTGAGTTGCCTGATGGAACAAAGACATTTGGTAAGACAATCAATAATGACCCAGAGAAATTCTTTACTCCAGAGGTTATGAAACTACTTGATGATGCTGCATCACAAGAGTTTAAGTATGGTAATAAAAAGATACAGGAAATAGAAGAGGAAGTTGAGGATGTTGACACCGAAGCAGAAGTTTGATAAACTGTGGATGTTAAAAGAAGAGATTGAATATGCAGAGAGTCAGTTGCGGCCGCATGACACTGGACATATCAATACCGCCATTGGATGGATGAACAGTCGATTGAGAACTCTCAAGACTGAGTTGGAGAACGAGTTAGAAAAAGTTAATGACTAACTTTATTCAGACATATGATGATGTAATTAGTAAACAATTTTGTGACCAACTAATTGCAATGTTTGAGGAATCTCCAGAACATCATGAGGAGATTTTCTTGGAAGGCCATAGATCATTCACACAAGTGACGTTGCAACAACACGCTGCATGGCGTCCATTTGCTATTGAACTTCAGAATGTTTTCGATCAATACATTAGTCGTTATATGGAAGACTGTAATGTTACTAATAAGATGTTCCCACAACAATATTCTTATGAAATGTTTAGGATGAAACGATATCTTCCTAACGACATAGATGAATTTTCTGACCATGTAGATGTTGGGAATTTAGATAGTGCAAGACGGTTTCTTGTTTTCTTCTTATATTTGGCAGAAAATGAAAGAGGGTTTACTGACTTCCCACAATATAACATTAGAGTTGTTCCCAAAGCAGGAAGGATGACAATGTTTCCCCCCCTCTGGCCATGGCTCCATGCTGGAGTTAAACCGATTGATAAACCTAAGTATATCATAGGGAGTTACTTGCATTATGTATAAATTTGTAGAGAATAAAGATAAGACTTGGACAGGTATTGGACTGACTGAAGAGGCAGGAAAATATCAAGGAGTTGTTTATCGTTATGGTGAAGTTAAAGTAATTGAGAATGAAGAAAAAACAGAAGCTTCTTTACAATTTGAGTTTGATGTGTTAGACTCTAATGGACTACCAAAAGAAATGTTTGACGATGATTTTTATAAAGTCATTGGAGATGTTTTAACGGATATTTTAGAACAACAAATGAAAGAGGATGCCCTACAGTATGTCAACACAGACAATTGAAAGAACAACACTTAGTAATCTAGTTTATAATGAACCTTACGCTCGTAAGGTTTTGCCTTTTATAAGAGCAGAGTATTTTCAAGATCGCCATGAACGAGTTGTCTTTGAAGAGATTACGAAGTTCATGGAGAAGTATGGTAATCAACCTACCAAAGAAGCACTATCTATTGAACTAGATAATAGATCTGACTTGAATACAGAAGAATTCAAAACAGTTCTAAATGTTGTTGAAACATTGTCTGATGCAAAAGTTGATATGAATTGGCTTGTGGATACTACAGAAAAGTTCTGTAAAGACAAGGCAGTATATAATTCTATTCTTGCAAGTATTCAAATTATTGAAGGTAAAGATAAACAACACACACCAGAAGCAATCCCATCAATCTTACAAGACGCTCTTGCAGTTGCATTTGATAATAATGTAGGACACGATTATGTAGAAGATGGTGAAAACCGATTTGAGTTTTATCACAAGAAAGAAGAGAAACTTGAATTTGATTTGGATTATTTCAACAAGATTACTAAAGGTGGACTTCCACAGAAAACTCTGAATATTGCACTTGCTGGAACAGGTGTTGGTAAGTCTTTGTTTATGTGTCACATGGCAGCATCCACACTGATGCAAGGTAAGAATGTTCTCTATATTACTATGGAGATGGCAGAAGAACGTATTGCAGAACGAATTGATGCGAACTTGATGAACATCACAATGGAAGATTTGCATAGTCTTCCTAAGAAAATGTTTGAAACAAAACTATCTAAGATTCAAAAGAAAACCAATGGTAAATTGATTATCAAAGAATATCCAACTGCATCTGCACACAGTGGACACTTTCGTGCATTGTTAAAAGAACTTGCACTAAAGAAATCTTTCAAACCAGACATTATCTTTATTGATTATCTGAATATCTGTTCTAGTTCACGATTTAAGGGTAATGCGAATGTGGGTTCTTATTTCTATATCAAGGCAATTGCAGAAGAACTCAGAGGACTTGCAGTAGAAAATAATGTTCCTATCATGTCTGCAACACAGACTACTCGTGGTGGTTATGCAAACTCTGATGTAGGACTAGAAGATACAAGTGAATCGTTTGGACTTCCAGCCACTGCTGACTTAATGTTTGCGTTGATATCGACAGAAGAACTTGAAGGACTGAACCAAATTATGGTGAAGCAACTTAAAAACAGATATAATGATCCAGGCCTTAATAAGAGATTTGTTATTGGTATCGACAGAGCCCGTATGAAACTATATGATTGTGAACAAGAAGCACAAGATGATATAGTTGATAGTGGACAAGATACACCAGTATTTGACAATAGTAGAACTGCACAATACGACAAATTTAACGATATTAAAGTTTAATTTGTTTTAAAAACATCTTGACAATTCTGGATGTTTCTGTTATTATAAATAATGATGTAATAACTTTGTGTAAATGGAAACTGTGTCAAAATGCTTAAATTTTCTGATTATCTTACTGAAGATAAAGGTGGGAAGAATCTACACCTAGAACATATCGAAGATGAAATTTTAAATTTCGGAATTGATGGAGCTCGAGGTTCTATCAATTTTGTTCGTTCTCTTAGAGATATGTTGGCGGGTGCATCTCGTTCATCTGTAAACATGACTGTCAAATGGGATGGTGCTCCTGCAATTTTTGCTGGTATCGACCCAGAAGATGGACGTTTCTTTGTTGCAAAGAAATCAGTTTTCAACGTAAATCCAAAACTATATAAGTCTGCTTCTGAAGTTGATGCAGATGTTTCTGGTGCATTGAACTCTAAGTTCAAGACTGCTCTTACAGAGTTTTCTAAGTTGGGTATAACAGGTGTTCTTCAAGGAGACTTGATGTTCACTGACGATGTATCGACAGAAACTATTGACGGAAAGTCTTATCTTACATTTCAACCAAACACAATCGTATATGCAGTTGATGTGAACTCAGACTTGGGTAAACAAATCAAGAATGCAAAGATTGGTGTGGTGTGGCACACCACATATTCTGGTAAAACTCTACAAGATATGAAAGCATCATTTGGTGCAAATATCAGTGGACTACAGAAACCATCTACTGTTTGGATGGATGATGCAACTTACAAAGATACATCTGGAACTGCAACAATGACTGCCGCAGAAACCGAAAAGGTTACTGCATCACTATCTTCTGCTGGTTCTACATTCAGATCAATTAACTCTGCACTACTTAATAAATTCCTTTCCCTACAAAATGGGTTCACTGGTAATCTTGCTGGTGCATCTCTAAAGACTTACAATAACAGTAAGGTAAGACAAGGACAAAAGATTACTAATGCAAAGGCTCATGCTACTGGTTATTTGGCATGGGTTGAAGATGCGTTTCAAAAACAAATTGATAAACTCAAGACACCAAAAAATAAAGAAGTGCTTGAGGTAAAGAAAAAAGAAACAATCAGAGAACTAAAGAAACACACTACTAATCTTACAAACATTATCACCTTTCAGAATCACATTGTTGATGCAAAGATGGGTATCGTAAGTAAACTAAATACTGTTAAGAGCATTGGAACTTTCATTAAGACTTCCAATGGATTTAAGGCAGTCAACCCAGAAGGGTATGTTGCCATTGATAGAACAACTGGTGGTGCTGTCAAACTTGTTGACAGAATGGAATTTAGTTTCAATAACTTTACTGCGATAAAGGCATGGGATAAATGAGAAGTTTTAAGGATATTAGAGAAGCTCGTGGTGACACTTGTGTATTTACCTTTGGTAGATTCAATCCACCAACGACAGGACATGAAAAACTATTAGACAAGGTTGCTTCGGTTGCAAAGAGTAATCCAGGCGCACCTTACTATGTGTTTGCTTCTCATTCTGAAAACGCAAAGAAAGACCCATTACCATATGCAAAGAAAGTTGCATATATGAAAAAGATGTTCCCAAAACACGCAAGGAACATTATTGTAGACAAGGCACGAAATGTATTTGAGATTGCAGTCTCATTACATAATAAAGGACATAAGGCAATCGTAATGGTTGTTGGTTCAGATAGAGTTGATGAGTTTAATAGTCTACTTAACAAATACAACGGTGTAGAAGCAAGACATGGTTACTACGGTTTTGACAACATTGAAGTAGTCTCTGCTGGTGAACGTGATCCAGACGCAGAAGGTGTAACAGGAATGTCTGCATCTAAGATGCGTGCTGCTGCATCTGCAAATGACTTTGACCAATTTAAACTTGGATTGCCAAGAGGTTTTGCTGATGGTGACAAGTTATTCAAAGATGTAAGAAAACATATGGGTATTCGTGAATCATTCAACGGTTTAAACTACGTTATGACTGAAGAAGATGTTATTCGTGATATGTATGTTCGTGGAGAAGTTTTAACCATTGGTGATGAAGTCACAGATTTATATACTGGT